CCACTTGCTGGCAGCGCTGCGCGTGGCATGATTGTCGCCGCTATTCCGCCCAGCTCTGCCGCCAGCGCCGCAGGCACGATCAGGATGGGGATCAACCGCCCGCATCCGGGATTTTTCGAGCGGGGGTGATTTCCTCTTGAGCCGCCGGGCTGGGGTGCGCGGGCGAATGCGTGGATGCAGGCGGCGAAGAGGTGACATTTGTTAAGATTTACGTGAACAGGTGAGGAACCTTGCGCAGGCACAGCTGAGCGGGCTGAATATCGAATCAGGTTGAGATCAGGCATCACCCAGTCAAGATCCACACTCCTATCACAGGAAGTCGTGGAATCCGCATGCTGCCAGCAGCAAGAACTTGCTGCGGGCTTACATCTTACTTCACGTACCGGAATTCGCTAAACAAGTGATGTACTGTACATGGGGGCTTAAAGATGGATTTTGTGCGAGTCTCAAACGAGAATCGACTTTGGAAACAACTGATTAACGACTGGGAAGACCAGTGCCGAGAGTTTGGGGAGGACATTGGTGACTACGCCACAGCATCTCTTCCAGTGTTAGAATCGCTCGCATCAGAGACCCAGCGCAAGAACGCTGGCGTGTTTGCCGTGCGCAGTGAGCGAGGATTTGAGGGGATCTGCCAGCTCAACGTAACCCCTCTACCAGGATACACCGGGCCCGTCCTGCGAGTGCGGCACATAGTGCACGCACCTCGATACGACTTCGAAGAAGCGATGGATATTGATGAGTATGCTGCAGTACTTGCCAGCACTCTCCTTGGTGTCTTCCGGACCTCAGAGCACGATATGAAGGCTGAGCACATCAAGTTCCACTTCAAGAGCCCGGCTGAACAGATGTTCTTCAGTAAGCTGAAAGATGCTTTGGCCGAAAAAGAACTGTTTTCATTAATGGAATTGAAAGGTAGCTGGCTCTATATTACAAAATAGACAGCGTCAGGGAGGTCGGGCGCTTTACCACATAGGGATTTGACGATGAACCAGCACGCCATCTTCGACGAAATTCTCAAGGACGCTGTGAGAGACGCAATCGAAAAGTGCGGATATCATGTGCTGCGATCGATGGAATTTTTCGGGACCAACGAAAGCAAACTCAAAGCCCTGAAGGCAGCTTGATCGCCTTACAATTTCTTCAAGCCCCGCCACTGCGCGGGGCTTTTTCATGCCTACCCCCCCGCCTCCGCCAGACTCGCCTCGATCCGCAGCGCCAGCGCTTCCACGCTGGGCGCCACGGCCCGCAGCGCATCGGGCACCGTCTCGCGCAGATAGCCCAGCACCAGCCCGCGGGCGGCCTCGCCATCCAGCTGCCGGGCCATGGCCAGCGCCACACCGCGGTTGATCGCGGCTGACAGCCGGTCAGCGTGGCGCTGGTCGATCTGCACCCCGGTCCAGCGGCGCAGCGCGGCGACGGCCTGCGCCACCAGCGCGGCGATGGTGAGGCCAATCAGCTCGGCCAGGTGCGGCTGCATGATGAGCCAGAGGCTCGCGATGAAATCGGTCATGGTCATACTCCCTTGAACCAGGCGGGCACATGGAACCCGGGGCAGGCCTTGGCGGCATACTGGTTGTGCCCCGATACGGTGGTGATCTGCGTCCGCATGGTGATCGACTGGATCAGCTGGCGCAGGGCGATCAGCTGCCGATCGGCAAAATGCCGCTCCGGCCGGTCCGTCTCGGCAGAGCCATGGCCGCCGATCAGGCAGCAGTGGATGACGCCGCTGTTGTGCCCCACCACGCCCGCGCCGATATCCGTTTCGCGGCGTCCGGCGCGCATGTCACCGGATCGGCCGATGATCCAGTGATAGCCGATATCGCGCCAGCCATTATCCTGCACATGCCAGCGCCGGATCTCGGCCACCTGCGCATCAATGCCGTGGCCATCCAGCCAGCTGGGCAGGGTCGCGCTGCAATGCACCACGATTTCGCGCACCGGATAGCGGGCGTTGCCCTGATAGATCATGGCTTTGGTCTCGGGCGCCAGATCCTGCGCCACTACGGGCGCGCCCTGCCCCCAGCGCACGGCAGCGGCGCGGGTGCGCGGCCCGTCGATCCCGTCAATCGGCCCGGGCGAGGCGCCCACGCCGGTCAGACCGGTCTGGATGGACCGGATGTGTTGCGATGACATGTCATGCTCCAAAAAATGCAAAAGCCCCGCACGGTGGCAGGGCGGCTGTTGCTTTCGACTTTTGCGGCCCGCTAGGGCTCCAGCGCCTCGGATGCAGTCACACCCAGCACCGCAATGGCGGCCTGCGGGTCATCCCCAAACACCGCCACCAGATGCGACGGATCAGCGGCACCGCCGATACGGATCACAGCCTGTGCGCGGGCGGCAGCGGCCATGTCGATGATCGAGGTGGTGTCCCACTCAGGGCGCTGCAACGGCGACTGTGCGGCGGACAGCCACTCATCCCGCGCCTCGAAGCTGGCGCAGGCATAGCGGTTCCCAGCCGCGTCCTGCCAGCCGCAGGGGGTTCGGTAGGTTTCACCATCGGCCTCGGAGAACGCGAGGCACATGGCGAGGTGGTTGGCATCCTCGATCAGCGACTCTGGACAAGCTGCGGTGACACGCATCAGTAGGCCCCCGTTTTGCTATTCATCCACGTTTCGGTTTGGGTGATCTGATCGGCGGTCAGGTTTGCACCGAAGCGCATGATCAGGCCGTAGATACGACCGTTGAAGGGAAGCGAGGTTCCGCCACGACGACCGATGTAGAGTGGGTAGGCGAGGAAGTTGCCCGTGCCTTGGTCGGCGGTAGATTGGGCGACTTGGGTGCCGTTGACGCGCAAAGTCGCGCGGTCGCCAGAAATGTCACCAAGGCCAGTCACGACAGAAGTAAACGGAGCGTTGAATGTCCCGTCAGCAGCGGTTGCGCTGGCAAGTGCGGTGCCGTTGCTTTGGAAGGCGAAGTCCGCAAACGAGAGACCAGAACCAGCGGGTGCGTTCATGTTAAGCGTGCCAGAGTTAGTGATGAGATTCGAGTGTTCGACAATAATCGCCTGCGCCGCATCGCTCAGCTTCCGCACCCCCGCGAACACCTGCGCCTTATCAATCCCCGGCGTGATCGTAGGAGTGACAAGGAAATCATCCACCCCGTCAAACGACAGATAGTGCAACGAGGGGACACCTGCTTCCGTCACGTCGAAGGCAGAGCCAACACGCTGGTAGTTCGTGGCGGTGGAGCCGAGTTCAAACTGGGGACGACGAATTATGACGCGCTTGGAAGCGCTAGGAGTTACAGACGTGCCGCCATAAGTGTCAGACAGTGTAATCTGTATGATGCCGTTGTTGTCTGCACCCGACGTAAAGGGGAGGTAGAACCTAAAGAAACCATCACCAACATTTGTGGAACCAAATTCGCCGGCTGTTCCAGTTTGCGCGTCAATGTTTACAAGGTTTGGGTTGGTGACGTTTCCATACCGTAACCGGATATACCTAACGGTATCTGCCTTAATGTCGATAGCAAAGATTGCGTCACCGGAAGGGTTGATCGCAGAAGTCAATGTGGAGGTTGCGTTCACGCCATCGTTGGCAAAATACCATTGCTGCGGCTCCGTTGTAGCTGAGACAGAACTTCTTATCCTATCCCAAGCTGGGTTGTCGAACTGCTCAGTGAACGTCAGCAGGTTCCGACGCCCACCAAGAGGTTCAACACCATACGTCGGCCTTGCGGCAGCAGTTGCTTGCGTTGCGTGGTTGCCCCTGCCTGACCTATCCAGCACCAGCCCGACAGACTGCCCAGCCGCAGTGACAGGCGTCGTTCCTGCCGCATCCTGAAACAGCGACGACAGGTCAGAAGGGTCATACCACACCCCTTGGCGCGCGCCCGCGAAGATCAGCGCCTGCTGAAAGCCGACGATGCCTGCGGGATCAACGCCACCGCGCGCCGCCACGCCCGCCAAGCCAAAACCAAGCCCCAGCATTACCAGACCCCGACGATGCCGGTCGCGGTAGTCCCTGTGGCCCAGACGCGGACCACGCGCATGGGCAGCGGCACCCCGGCCAGCATGTACAGATCGACCGGGGCCACACTATCGCGCACCGTCACCCGCACCGTGCCTGACACCAGGCAATACAGCGCGCGGGGCACCACGGCCACATCCACACCATCGCTCGGAGCGATGACTGCTGCCTGCGTAGCAGGGCTGTCCAGCCCGCCAGCATGGAATCTATAGGCGTCCTCTTGAGGCATTTCGCCCTCCTGAAATTGATAAGCCCCGCCGAAGGGCGGGGCCGGTCACCATTTCCCCGGCCTCGGGAAAATGCTCAGTGCCAGCCGCCCGAGGCGATCAGCACGATCAGCACCGCTGCGAACACCCACGCCCGCACCTCCTCACGCGCCCAGCGGCGCAGCACCTCACGCCTCCGGGGCATTGCCGCCCCCTCGCCCGATCCGGGCCGCCTGCGCATCGACGATGCCCAGAATGATCTTGGACAGGCTCATGCCGATGATGCCCGCCGCAAAGGCCGCCGCATCGCGCACATCGGTGCCCCGGCCCAGATTGCCCAGCCACAGCTCCAGCAGGGCCAGCACGATGGGCGTGCCGTATTTGGCAAACAGCACCCCGGCCACGATGCTCACCGCACCGTCCCGCAGGCGCCGCGTCTCGCTCATCAGCCAGCGGATTAGGCCACCTGCCGCACCGGCCAGCACGGCCCGGCCCGCCTCGCCGGAGACCCAAGCCGCAAACAGGCCGATGTACAGGATCAGCTGGTCCAGCCAGCTGGGGGATTCGGGCGTCATCGCACCTCCGCGTATGAAAAAGCCCGCCAGCGGCGGGGTGTGGGTGGGTCAGCGGTGGCGCGGCGGTCAGCTTGGCCAGCCTGCAGCCAGATCATAGGCCTCGCCCGCCGCACGGGCCGCCAGCAGCTGCGCCTCTCGGTCGAAACAGGCCTGCACATGGGCGCGCACGGCCTGTGCCGCGCCGATGATCGTCTGCGCATCCAGCGTTACGAAACCGTCAGGCGTTTTCCACTGCACCGAATATTCCGGATCGATCAGGGCGGCCAAAGCGGCACCCATGATGCGATGCTGGCTGACATCATCGGTGGCAAAGCCGATACCGCCCAGCGTGATGCCGCCTGCAATCGCCATATCGCGCCGGGCCTTGATGCGGTCACGCTCTGCAGCATCTGCCTTGGCGCGGACGGCTTCAACCGTGTGCATCTGGCTCCAGTTGATGGTCATTCTGCATCTCCTTCGGTGGGTTGCGCCCAGTGCGGCAGATCCACGGTGCCATCGGTCATCACATGGATCGCTGCCGGATGGGTCACGGCTGCAGCTTCCGGCGGCGCGGGATACGGGATCGGGCCATGCGGCAGGATCAGGGTGAGGTGCAGGGCCCCACCGATACGGGTCACATCGGAAGCAAGCCAGTCGCAGTTGACGGCATCCCGGGGCAGGATTGCGCCTTCGGGCAGCGGGCCGAAATCATAGGCTGTGCCATTGATCGTCAGCACATCGCCCGCAACATGCGGGGTCAGGCTGGCATCCATGCGGACGGGGCTAAAGGTGATGATTATGTTCGCCATGACTGCTTCTCAATACCATGTGCCTTGGGCATAGAGGCTGACGCCTACGCCAGAGATGATTGCATCGCTCTTGTCCAGCACAACATATGACAGGCTGGTGGTGGTGACAGACGCGGTCTGACCAGATCGTAAAGGCGTCCCCCCCCGCGCGCTGGCAGACGTGGTCTGTATCCCGGCAAACGCGGCCGGATAGGTCCATGTCTGGGCCGAGGCAGCCGAGGTGGCCACGTGCCAACACTCCTGGCTGCCATCGGCAAAGCGCCGATAGCGACCGTTCGCGTTGCTGCCGGTTTCAATCAGCGCCCCGGTTGGAACACCGCCGGACTGACTGACGGACCCGAGGATGTTTCGCTGTCCAAAAACCTCGGACCACGGGCTTTGCACATTGTTGTTGTCGATGTATCCGATGAACATGCGCCTCGCGTCTGTATCTAACACAATGCGCATCTGGCGGCTGGAGGCATAGTTGAAGGCGATGACGGTGCCGTAGCCCAGCCCGGTTGGCCCGGCATCGCCGACATTGCTATACCAGTAAGCGCCCGAAGGGCTGGCTCCCCAGGTGTCGAAGTCATATTCTGGCGGATAACTGTCGGCGCCCAAAAGCCAGCCGCCATGTCCGGTTTGGACGAGCCGCCCCGCCGTGCTGTCGGTGGCGGTGGCAGTCGGCACAAGACCCAGCGTCGCGCGCATCGCTGCCCGATCTGCATCATCAAGCAAGGTGCGGGCAAACGCGCTGAGCGTGGTAAGCGCCGCCGTGCCAGCCCCGGTGTAATAAGCCAGCTTGTTCGCAGAAGTGGCCAGCCCGGCCAGCGACGACAAGTTGCCATTGGTCAGCGCCGACAGCACCTCGCGGGCAGCAGACAAGACGCGCGTCGCATCCGGGGTAAATCGGACCTCGTAATTCGCGCCCGACAAGGCCCCGCCCGGCCAAGGGTATGCCAGTGTGATTGAGGTTGCACTGTTGACGCTGGCAATCCTGACGCTGAGACCGGCGGCCCAGAAAATGTCGCCTGCTTCCAGCCCGGCAGCAACCCAGCTTGTGCCGGTCCCGGTCACGGTGGTGGAGCCAGCGCCGACCGCAACAGTCCCGGCGAAGTAAGACGTCGGCAAATCAGGCATCGGGGGCCTCCTCGGCTTTGGCGGCCTCCAAGGCCGCGATATGGGCTTTCAGATCGGCAATCGCCTGCGCCTGGATCAAGCTGCGGTTGCGCTGGAACTCCAGCTGCGCCTGAGCTTCGGCCAAGGCGACCGAGGCCGCGATGGTGACGGCATGTGTCATGTCTTACCTCTTGAATTGTTGGGCTTCGAGGAAGGGGCGGCGAATTATGCCTGAGCGCCCCCCGCCCGCGTTGTTCGGTGCCTCGATCGCTCTAATCGAATAAGTGGTCTCCCCTCCGCCTGTGTTGAAATCCACCATGGAGAACGATTTCGCATCCTGGATCCCGTCTGGGGCAGCGACTGCGAGATGGGACCAAGTGTTGACCAAGGTGGATCCGCGATAGAGCCTGATCTCGGTATAGGTCGTGCTGCCGCTGCTTCTCGGGTTCTCGAGAGTGCAGGCAAAGCCGATCCTTGTTCGAAACCCAGCGGTCCGGGGCACAATCAGGGACACGATAGTTGTCTCTGTTGTTTTGCTGTCGATAAGCCATTCCCCATTGGGCAGATATTCATATTCGACCGTGGTGACCGCGTTGCCCGCGATTTTCAGGGTATCGATATCCGCTTCCTTGATCAGCGCCTTCTTGATGTAGGTGCTGCCCCCATCGACAATGAACGGCACATCCCGGGCGCTGCCGTTGATGATGGCGAACCGATCTGCCCGTACCAGCACCCGGCTATCCCCGGAGCTGGTAGCCTCCAGAAACAGCGCCGCCGTCTGGGTGTCCGCACCGTCCGACGCGGTGGCGGACAAGCCGATGCGGGATGTGGCACCGGCTGGCGTGGCCTCAACGCTGATCCTGAACCGGCCGCCCGCCGAGAACTTGCCAACAGTCGTATTCAGCGCCGTCAGCGCATCGGCCTGCCCTGAAATTTCCCCCTCTGCTGTCGAGACCCGCGTGGTCAGTGCGTTCAGGGCCGAGGCCGAAGCCTTACCGGATAGATCACTCTGCAGATCGGTGATCGCAGTCGACTGGGCTGTCGTGATTGCAATCAGGCTCGGGATATTGCGATCCTGCACCGAAACCCATGTAGAGCCGCCCCATCGATAGCATTTGCTCCCCTGGGAAGTGTCGAACCAGATATCGCCCACACCTGTTGCGGTGGGCGCGGTTGATGCGCGAAACACCTTGTTCTTGCCGTTGGCTGTCGTCTCGACATTGGTGACCTTGGTATCCAGCGTGCTCAGGGCCGAGGCGCTCGCCTTGCCCGCAACGTCGCTTTGCAGGCTTGTGATCGCCGATGCATGCGAGGTGACAGTCTCTTGCAGGGCGGGAATGGCCTTGTCCTGCACGGATACCCAGCCGCTGCCACTCCAGCGCCAGCACTTGTCGTTGTCATCGGTATCAAACCAAAGGTCACCGGCATCCCCCGCCACCAGCCCGCTCGGGGCGGTGGCCTGCCGGAATACCCGGTTCTTCGACCCTGCAACCGTTTCGACTGTAGTAACCCGGCTGGTCAGGACGCCCACTGCACTGGAGCTGGCCTTGCCTGCCACGTCATTTTCAAGGTTGGTGATCGCAATTGATTGGCTCGATATCGCCGTCTCGGCATCGGTGACCCGCGTCGTCAGACTGCTGACCGCCGAGGCACTGGCCTTGCCTGCCACATCACTCTGCAGGCTGGTGATCGCAGTTGACTGCGACGCAATCGCGTTTTCTGCACTGGTGACCCGGGTGGTCAAGCTGCTCAGGGCTGAGGCGCTGGCCTTGCCTGCAACATCTGACTGCAAGGCCGTTATGGCCGATGCCTGCGACGTGATGCTGGCCTCGGCGACAGTCACCCGCGTCGTCAGGGCGTTCAGAGCGCTGGAGGTTGCAAGCCCCGGCACGGCAGACTCGAGCGCTGTGACTTTTTCCGAGAGCACAACGACTGCATCGGCCTGCACGCCCACATCCGTCCGCAGCACCTCATCTGCGGTGGCCAAGGCCTCCCTGACAGCTCCATCAGCCAGGAAAGCCGCAAACTGCGCATCAATCCCCTCTGCGGCAAGCGGATCAATGCTGTTGCGCAAAGCCACGACAGCGGCGCTCTGGCTGGTCAGCCCGCCCGAAAGTTCACTGACCTCGGTGGTCAGCTCCGAGACGGCAGCCGCGCTGGCCTTGTCGCCAAGATCGGATTGCAGGCCGGTGATTGCCGTCGCCTGAGCGGTCAGAAGTCCCTCGGCGGTGATCACGCGGCCATCCAGCGCCTGCACCGCATTGGCTGTTGCGGTAGTGTCGCCTTGGATATCGGTGAGGCTGGCTTCCAATTCCGTGATCGCGGTGGCCTGGGCTTCATCCGCCGATATGCGGGCGGTCCGCTCGGCAACCAGTTCGGCGCGGCTGGCTCCGGGCGACGGGCGGCCAATCGCGACCCAGTCGATCTCGATATAGTTGCTCGCATCCGACACAGCGGCGAGATCAAGCCTTATCTGATCCAGCGTGCCGGACCATTCCGGGGTCACCGTGACATCGGCAATGCCATCGACCCAAACTGGTGCGGTGATCGCAATGCTGCGGCCCGCCGCCCAGCCCTGCCCCGCCGCCTGCCACCACAACGCGCCCGCCCAGCTGGGCGATCCGACACGCCGCAGCCGCGCCCGAACCTGCGAATAGACCTGCGTATCTACAGCCAGACCGACGGGAGACGCGACCCATGCGCCCGATCCTGTCGGAGGGCGCAGATATCCGCCTGTTGCGGTCGGGTTGCTCGGGCTTCCGGCCCAGCCCTCTATGGCCGCGTCGAAATACCAGATATCGGACTGGTCGAATTGGGTGTTGGTACCGACAGATACGGCGGCGATCTGCTGGGCCAGAGCGTTTTCGCCATCGACCCGGGCGGTATCAACCGCGATGATCCGTGCTCCCAGATCATCGCTTTCGGCCTCCAGGACGATAACGCGCTCTGCGATGGCCCCGGTGGCACTGGCGGCGACCGTGATCCGCTCATCAAACGAGGCCGCATAGCCCTCGACCACGACGCTTATCTGCCTGCGCAGTTCCTCGCGGGCGGTGTAGGACTGATAGTCAAGGTCAGCCACATAATCCCGGATGGCCTGCACCGACCGGGCAAGATCGCGGTAATGCTGGGCAGTCGTGATGGCAAGATCACCGCGCGCAGCGGCTTCGGTCGCCAGTTGGGATGCCTGCTGCGCAAGATCGGCAGCCTGTTGCGCCTGCTCCGCCGTCAGCGCGGCGATCTCCGCCTCGGCCTCTGCAATAGCATCAGCGGCCAGATCAAGCTCCGAGTTGATCCAGTCCTCCAGCGTGGAAAGCTGGTCAAGAATTTCGGCCTCCAGCTCTGACCAGTCCAGATCGGCAGGGCCAAGCTTGACGCCCGGAGTGGTGGCGCTGATCCAGTTTGACCACTCTGTCGGGCGGGGAGCAATGATCCGGGCGCGGGCCTCGTAGACCGTGGCGGGCAGCACCTCATGGATATGCCGCTGGCCCGCCTCAATATCCTGTGTGCTGCCGCGCAGGCTTACCGCCTGCCCCGCCACGCGGACTTGCCAGCGGAGACCCTCCGCATCCTCCATCGCATCTGCCGTCCAGCCGACAAGCAATGCCGGGCGGCGCGCGGTGCCAGCACCATCGAGGATCGACACGCCAGACACGGACCACCCCGGCACGGCCTGCACCGTTGGCAGTTGCGGTGTCAGCGTCGGGGGATCAGGCAATGTCACCGAGGGCGGATCATAATCGGACGGATCGCGCTCACGCAACAACACCTGCACGAGCCCGCCAACCGGATCCCGAACGACCTCGACCACCTCGAACAGCTTGGCCGAATAGTAGTTGCGCGCCGAGGTCCAGCTGATCAAATCAAGCGGCATCAGCGCGGCGGCATCAGGCGGCAAGGTAAGGGTATGCCTGCGCCAACGCCGCGCATCCTTGGCGTAAGCTGCCATCAGCCGACGCACCTGCGCGGGATAGGGCGCCGCAGGCAACGTCAGATCCGCCACCAGCCTGCGCCCGCCGTCTTCTGCCTCCCAGGCAGCATCATAACGCGGCGTGGCGTCCTTGCCCTCCCACCCGCTCCGTGGATCCGGGTAGTTTGCGGCAACGCCGTTATAGGTGGCCTCGGGGGCCGGGAACGGGTCGAAATCCTCGGGCGACGTGACGATGATGTCATCATCAGTCACGAAATAGACCGGCAGACCCGGCGCGCCGACCCGGATCGACCAGACCCCACCCATTTCGGAGAGTTGGCCCGAGCACCCCTTCAGCAGTTCCTCAATGACCGAAAATGGCTCATCCTCGACAAGCACCTCAAGCCCGGCACGGTAGCGCGGATTGCCGCCGACGCTGACATCCGCGACCGTCATGGCGGAGGCCCATGTCGCCAGAGGCAAATCCTCAGCCGCGCACTCGCCGCCCCAGACATCACCGCCCGGCAGGGCTATGCCCCGCAGGATGTTATAGACCTGCACCACAGGGTTGACGCTAGGCTCATAGGTCGCGGGCTGGCCAAAGCGATGCGATCCACTGCCGCCTGCCGTGCCGTCCTTGCGCGGATCATAGAGCGGGATGCCGCCCAGGACAAAGCGCACCTTGGGAAATCCCGAATACACCTCCCGGTCGTACCGAAACGTCATCACGGCATAGCAGATCCCCGCACCGATCCGTTCTGCCCCCCAAGGCCGCACATAAGGCGCAGGGTATTTGGCCACCAGCATCGCGTCTGCGGCAGTCTGCCTGCCATCGTGATACCGGATCCATGCCTTGCCCTCAAACCGCCCAAGCAGCGGCAGGCCATAATCCGCATCCGGCTCGGTCCCGATATCAACGGGCTCGCCATCAAGGATCACACCATCCAGCGTTTGTCCGGGGATGCCGCCGACCTCGATCACATAGTTGAGATAGGCATTCGGGGTCTTGCCGGATTTGCCATGAGACATCGGCGGCGCGACAAGTTGGCCCTCGGTCGCATACCACCCGAGGATAAAGCCCTCACTGTTGACGCCGCCACTCTGCGTGGCCGTGGTGCGGATGCCAGGCTGCTTTGGCTTGGGGGCCAGAGCCTGAGACAGCGCCGACAGCGCCACCGAGCTGAGCAGCCGACCGACCGCGCCGGTGGTGATCCAGGACGCAGCCGCAGCGCCCGCAGCCCATGCCCCGCCGATGCCAGCACCGGCCACAGCACCCGTCGCCAGAAAGCTGGAAAACCCCGAGATAAATGCGCCTACTGCGGGCATGTCAGACCTCCCACACGCGCGCGGCCAGCGTCAGCGGCACAAGCCCCAGACCCTCACGACGCAGGATGTAGATCATCTCCCCCTGGACCACGCCCAACGCCTGACCATCGGTGGTCTCAACAGCCGCAAGATCCCCCGGCACCGCAGAAAGGATGGCAGGCCGCTCCGCAAAATGCACCGAGGCCAACGCGACATGATCGGCATAGCCAGCCCGGCGCAAGACACGCAGGCCGCCGCGCGTGGTGTTGTAACGGCCCCGCCAGTCCGCTGCGAGGTCGACCCCGGTCATCGCCAGGACCGCGCCTGCCGCGAACAGCGCGCAATCGTGATGACCCTCGACAAATGGTTTCCGGGCCGCCTCGCCCAGATAGAGCGAGAGGCGGTTTTCCCAGCCAGCGGATTTTTGCATGTCAGCGATAGTCCTTCTTGGTCGCGGCGGTAACAGCAGCGGCCTTGCTTGGCGCGGCTGCGCGCTTTTCGCCCCAGACACATTCGACAGCGCCGCTGATATCCGTGTCGCGCCGGAAAGCATCTCCTGCTGCGCGGGCGCGCAGCGCTGCATCGGATCGCTTGACAGAGAGGCCGCGCGTCAGAGCCCAGGCGGCAGAGGCAAGGGTGATGTCACAGGTCGCCTCACCCCCCTCGGGTGGCGTGGTGATCGGCGCCGACATGACCGTGCCTTTGAAGATCCGCACCGGATCAGCCACAGCAAGCTCGGTGGTCGGGTTGCAATACCACTCGTGGATCTCGACCGGGGCCAGCCGAGGATCATACTCGCGGAGCAGAGCCACCAGCTCGGGGGCCAGTGGCGACACACTGATCACATGCTGACGCACCTCCAGCCCGGCGCGGGCCGTCAGAGGCTCCATACCGATCAAAGCGCCCGCGCCGTAATAAGTGCGGGCCTGTCCACCAACGGCGATCACCTGAGCATCTGCACCAGTCCACAGCCCAAGCGCCTCCTCAGCGCCAGTTGAGCTTTTGCGGGCCCGGAACCAGATCAGGATATGCGTCAGCAGACCGCCACGCGCAGCCAGGTGCGCGGTGATTTCAGGGGCAAGGGAGCGCATGGATTACCGTCCGAGTGTCTGGATTGCGGCAAAGGAAATGCCGCCCGTTGCAGCGGGATCGGCACTGCCATAATTTGCTGAGCCCGGCACGATCTGGGCTTGGATTGTCGGCCTGATCAGGGACACAGTTGCCCCCACGAGCGCGCCGGGACGGATCGCAGGGCGCACCTCAAAAATAGGTGTTACTCCCGCGCCCGAGGCAACGACTGAGGTGCTGACGATTTGATGCACGGCACGTCGTATCGGGTTTGATCCATATCCAAATCCCAAAAACTCGCCCTGCGCCAAGGTGTATCCGGGCGGGCAACCCTGCAGCCGCATCTCGACATTGTTTGCCGCCAGTGTGTGGACCGTCACGGTGAACCCTATCAGCTGTGCGCCGCTGGGGTCATAGGCAGGCGTACAAACAGGCAAAGGGTGCAGCAACAATGATGCGCCCGCGTCGGCCAGCATCGCCAGCCGCGCCGATACTGCCTCCGCCGCACGGTGTGCGGTCGGGGCCAATGTGACGCTCGCCTGCCAGAGGCGCGTGCCACGACGGGCCGTGATGATTTCTCCCCCCTCGGTACGGCTCTGCATCATGGCCCCGCCCAGCGTAAAACGGCAGCTGGCGACACGCAGGCCACCGAAGAAATCAGCAGTGGTGAGCGGGAATGATATAGCCATCAGCGCGTCCTCGGGGATTTGTTGATCTGCGCCATGCGGTCAGGCAATCTACGATCACTGGCGCGCATGATCTGCACCGTTTGGGCACCAGTCCGCTCGAGGATCGACGCCTCAAGCCCCTCCGACAGGCTGATTGCAATGGCCGCAGATCCGCCAGCGCCAGCCGCATCCCTCGCCATGCGCTTGCTGATGTCGTGCGGGATCACTTGCGTGCCCCGCGGCAGGTTCATGATTTCGCCGCCCCGTTCGTTCACGCGGGCAAGGCCACCACGGAAGCTGTCGGTCCCATTTGCAAAGGACGGCAAACCGAGGGCGCCCCAGATGCCGTTGAAACCGGCGGTGAACAGCGATCCGGCCTGATTGCCAAGCCAGCTTCCTGCCATGCTCTTGAGAACATCGCCCAGCTTCTTGCCTTCCAGTGCAACCTGCCCGAACACGTCGCGGGCAGTATCGCGAAAGCTGAAAAGCGGCGCTTCCATTCCAGCCTTTTCAATTGCATCGGTGGCCTGCCCCATCGCCGACTGGACACCGGAAATGTTGTCGGTGATCCCAAGGCCAAGGCCTTGCATGATCCACATGCCGATTTCGCGGAACACCCGGGATGGCGACTGGATGCCCAGGGCTTCGCGCGCCCACTCCGGCAGGCTTTCGGCCATGCCGTAGATTTTTGCCTTCAGCTCTTCCCACTTGCGCGTGATCCCGTCCATCAGACCCTGAACGATCTGCGTGCCGATTTCCAGCATCTGTGCGGGCAGGGTCCGGAACCAGTCGAGGATCTCGTTGAACTTGGCTTTCACAGCCTCGATAGCCGAGGTGACCGTCGCCTTTATGTCATCGCCCCACACGGCCCATGCGGAAGCCAGAATCGAAGCCGCAGCAATGAACAGCCCAAGCGGGCCGGTGGCCGCGATCAGACCGGAAACCGCTGTGGCAAAGGCGCCGATGGCCAGCAGGATTGGTCCACCAGCGCCAAGTGCAAGGGCGATCACACCGGCCGCCTGCTGCACCGGGGCAGGCAGGTTAGTAAACCAGGTGATTGCAGAGCCGACCTTTTCAACCAGACCGGCCATAGCCGGAATGATGCGCTGGTTGATCATCTCCAGAAGCGCGGTCATCGATGGCATCAGGCTTTCAGCCAGTCCATTCTGCAGGCCCTGCGCACCGCCCTTCAAAAGCTCCATCTGTGCGGTGAAGCCTTTCGAAGCGGCAATGGCCTTGTCTGACATGATTGCGCCAGTTGCCGCAGCAGCGGCCCCGAGGCGCGCCATTTCGGCACCATTGCCCCGCAGCAGTGGCAGCAGTGCCGTGCTTTCGCTCGCGATGGCCTCCATGTAGAAGGTCATTTCCTGCTGGCTCAGACCGGCCTTTTCCAGAGATGACACATAAAGCTGCAAGGCCTGAGGGCCAGACAAGCCTTTGAACGCATTTGCAGTGATGCCGATCTTCGGGGCGATCTTGGTAAAGAAATCTGCCATCGGCCCCGCGCCAGTCGCGTTGAAGTCACCCACGCGATCATTCATGTCCTTCAGGATTCCGGCCAGCTGGTCCTGCTCTATGCCAACGGATTTCGCAGCCGCAGCCATCAACTGGAACTCGGTCGCACTGGCGTTTGAAATATTTGCCTGCCGGGCGATTTCGGCGCCAGCCGCGGCAGTGCTGTTGACCGCCGCCAACGCAGCGCCGCCAAGCGCGGCCATCCCTGCCGAAACCACGCTGAGCTTCTGGCCCAGATTGGTGGCAGAGGTTCCAAGCCGCGCCGACATGTCACCGGCAAGCGCGGCAATACCCTTGGTGGCCTGCTTCACACCAGCCGAGAAAGCCGCCGTATCCAGGCCAAGAGCCACAAAGAGCGAGCCGATCGCATCTGCCATTTTCGGAACTCCGTATCGCCGCAGTTGACTCGATGGCAAGCGCTGGCGACGCTGATTGCATTTGAGAAGGATGGAATCATGGGTTGGCTCGACGCGCTTTTCGGCAAAGGCACATCGAAGAACATCAAGACGGCGCAAAAGGTGTTGAAGGCCGCGAAGAAGGTCACTGCGCCTGCGCCCCCGCCGCCAGAAACCATCGGCCGCGTCCCCACGAACAGCAGGCCGAAGGTCATCTGGGGCAAGTCAGCAAATGGCAACGATCAAACCAAGATTGATGGCTACCTGGTGACGGTCTTCAAGAAGGGCGATCTTTGGAACTACTGCGTTGCAGAGATTCTGGACGAGGAAGAGACCGCCAGCGGCGAAAAGCCAGATCTGGAGTTTGGCGACGAATACCCGACCAAGGCCGAGGCGAAGCGGGAAGCGCTGATCTACATCGGCGTTTTTTGAACTGCACCCCTGGCCAGCGCCCTGTCGATCCGGTCCCACGCCGCATGAAACCGCTTTGCCCGATCCTCTCGGCTGGAAGGCTCTGCAACCTTGCCTGCAAAATCAGCAAGCTGGATGGTCTTTTTCAGATGCGGCAGCATTGCACCATACCAGACCATTTCACGCTCGCGCTGCATCCGGATTGCCGCGCCTTCCATCTCCAGCAGGTATAGCCGTGGCGTGATCTCCCAGAACCGCGCCGGATCCAGCCCGGCTCCGATGTACCGCGCCGCTGCCGCCTCTATGTTCAGCGCTTCCTTGCAGCCTGCCCGGCCTTGGCGCCGTTTCCCGCTGCCTGCGCCTCCGGAAAGGCCGATTTCATGAGGCGACCAAGCAGGGATGGATCGGCGGTCAGCATATCGTCAGCAAGCAGGGCTGCGTCACTTTCCGGCATGTTCTCACCCCGCATCAGCGCGCGGGTCACGATGTCAACGATCATCCCGAAGTCGGGCATCTCACCTTCTTGGATTTCAAGGCACTGAATGAAATCCTTGCCATGCCGTGCCTGCAGCTCTGCAAGCACGGTCCATGTCAGGCGCAGGGTGATCGACTTGCCCCCGAAATCGTGGTGCAGCGTCCCGGTCACATCAGCCATGGATCACCCCCAATCACGCGATCACGCGCGGGTTAGGCGATACCCGCTCGAAGATCTTGAAGGTCACATTGGCCATGCGCATGTCACCCACCGTCCCGGTCGGGTTGAAGGCGTTGACGTAGCCGCGATAGGTCCGGCGCAGGCCGCCCACGTTGAACTCGATCCGGATGTGTTCCGGCGTTCCGGCCTCGGTCAAATCTGCCAGTTCATCCAGCAGCACCTGAGACGCATGTGCGGGCCAGAACTGAAGATCCTGCGAAAAATCAGCCACAGGCAGCATGCCCGGGATGGTCTCGCGTGACCGGCCGGGCGACTGCATATGTGTGGCGTCAACGTCTTCGGGCGCCTTTTCAGGCATGGCAACCTCTTCGATGCCAAGCACCTGCGTCCATTCCGTGATCGCGGTGCCGGACCCGATGGGGCCGATCCAGAGTTCGTCGTTCCAGGCAACATCGGCCTGCGATGCAGTTTCAACCATGTTCTGGTCTCCATGTTACAAAATAGTCTTGGGAAAACCGCGACGGCCTGCCGACGGTGGATGATTCCTGATCTTCCCGTTCGGTTTCGAAAAGGATCAGCCGGATACCGCCTGATCGCGTCCCGTTCAGTTGCGCCTGCACCAGATTCGACAGGGCGCGCGCGGCAGGGCGGTTAGTGCCGTAGCTGTCGATCTGCACCCGGAAACGGGAATATCCGCCAGCGCCCTGCATATGCGGTCTGTCCTGATTGCCGATGATGTTCAGGGTCAGATAGGGCGGCGCCGCGCCCTGCTGCGCCATGCCCCAGAAGATCTTGCCCCCGACAATGGCGGTGATCGGCGCAGAGCTGGAAATCAGATTGAACAGCGCATCATCCATCACCCACCCGCCTTTGCCTTGCGCCTGGCCTGCGCCTTGATCGCCTTGTCGATATGCTTGCGCAGCTCTTCAGATATCCGGCGCAGCGTGGCGTCCTTTTCTTGATCCCAGGCTGGCCGGGCAAAAGGTTGCGGCGCCGTGCCCGGGTGCTGCGATCCAGCAAACAGCCCGCCGTTGATGTGCGGCGCAGTACCGAACTCGGCAAAATGCGCGTGCGGTGCCTTCACCGTTGGCCCGACATACATCATGACGGGCGGCATCGTGCCCTTCGCAGCCCGCAGGGCATCGCGCATGGACTTCAATGCCAGTGCCTTGTTACCCGCGGTATCGCGCATCGTTTTGGCATAGGCCGCCTTTCCGGCCTCGCCCTTTATTTTGGTGCTGACCGCGATGTTGCGCTCCAGCTGGCCGCGATCCTTCGGCGCCAGGGTACGCATCACCTCCGCCACCGGCTCACCGGCTTTCTTCAGGGTGTTACGCATGACAGTGCGGCGGGTGGCCGTCTTTTCCAGCCGCATCATCGCGGCTTCCAGCTCTTTCAGGCCGGTGACCTTGGCCGTGACTTTCACAGGTCTGCCCTCGCCTCTGCCGTGATTTCCAGAAAATCGCGGCGCCCCATCTCCTTGATGCCGGTAATCTGGAATGTGCGGCCGCCCTCTGTCAGCCGATCCTTGGGCGTCAGGCCTCGGCTGAATGTGCTGGATCGCACCACAAAGCGCGCGACCACGACCGCTTGCATGGTTCCTGCCGCCGCCTTTTCGCCGTCCGAAACGTCCTTTCGGCTAGCCCAGACAGTGCCAAGATCGGCCCATGCCTCGGTCAGCCCAAGCCCGGTATTGGTCACCGTCGCGCGGGAAAATGTTACCCGGCGATCCATACCACCGGCCATCATATCCGTGCCCACCGCATCTGCATGATCAGCGCATTGACCGCCAGCGGCAGTTCAGTCGCGCTGCTCATCGCCACCGCCTCACGGTTGGCATACCAATGCGCGACCAGCATTTTGACCACGGCCTGCACGCCGGGCAGCAGATGCGCTGGCATCGAGCAGGTAAACGTCACTGTGCAGGAGTCCGTCACATCGACAACCGGACCCAGCGCCGAAGCGGTGACCGCCAGCGCGACAGGCCCGGCACCATAATCCGCGCTGGCCGCCGTCACATCTGGCATCGGCAGCACCACTTCGCCCGCTGCATCCACGGCGATCTGCCACGTCTGCGGCATGATGCAGCGGCCCAGCACCCCGGTCCAACCGTCCAGATGCGCCACCGCCGCCGCCCCAAGGCTTTCGATCAGCGTCAGATCGTCATCGTGATCCACCCGCAGATACAGGCGCAGATCGTCCGGCAGCACGACAGGATCGGCGGGCGGGGTGACGAGAGTGGGGGTCATTTGGTGGCCTTGGCCTTGGCGGTCTCGACGGCAACGGGGGCTTCGAACGCGCCGACGCTCTCGGCATATGCCGCAAGGTTTTCGGGGCACTCCTCACCAGCGTCGATCACGCGCGGATAAATCTCGCCGTCCGGCACGCCGGTGATGGCCTTGGTCAGCTTTGCCATGATCAATCTCCTATCGGCTTGGGAAAGGGGGCAGTTCCCCGCCCCCTCAAAAAGCCGATCAGGCTGCGGTATTCAGCGCCTTCATGGCCTCGGGGTTCACCACACCGCCGCCGACACGCTTCGTGGTGTAGAACATCACGAACGGCTTGTTGGTGTAGGGGTCACGCAGCACGCGGGTGCCGACCCGGTCGATGATCAGGTAGGTCCGCGCGAAGTCGCCGAACAGCACCGACTTGGACGAGGCGGCCAGCGCGGGCATCGCCGCGATTTCCGACACCGAGTAGCCCAGCAGCGTGGACGGCTGGCCCGCCTGATAGGAGGGTTGCCACAGGTAGTTGCCCTGGCCATCCTTCAGGAGGCGAATGGCATTCAGCGTGCCCTTGTTCATCGCGAAGCGCGCATTCGGCATGAACGACACGTCCAGCGCATGCACAAGGTTCACGATGCCATCGGCGGTCACGGTCGCAGCAGCGCCAGAGTTGACCGTGGTGATGGCGCCCAGCGGGTTCGCAGCTGCGTTCGCAGCGCCCGTCACATAGGTCAGGATGCCATTCGGGCGACCGTTCGCACCCGAGCCGGAAATGAACGCAAGGCCTTCCTGATAGGCGAACTCGGTTTCGACCTCACCGGCCAGCCACATCTCCAGATCAACCTCAGCGTCATCCAGCATTTGCTGGGTGGCAGCGGGGTTGGCGTAGATTTCGCCGGTCTGGAAATCCATCGAGCCGAAGGTTGGCGCGGCGGTTTCGGGGCGCGCGGCGGTTTCACCGACCCAGCCCGAGGTGGTGCCGCGCAGGTTGAACAGCTTCTTGAAGCCGTTGCCGCTGATCGTCTGCACCGTGGCAAGGCCACGCAGGGTCGAAAGCACCACCAGCTTGTCGGTGATGGTGCGGTCCCACTCGCGCGGGGCCAGATAGCCGCCTTCGGCATCCGCGCCCTTGTTCAGCGAAGCCTGTACGTCGCCCTTGCGGATGTGCGCCATGAACGCGTCGGTATAGGCCTTGTCCTTCACGCGACCCTTTTCGACGCCGCCGGCGCCCAGCTCCATTGCGGAAATCTGCTGAACCGCCTTGTCGAGCGCGCCTTGCAGATCGCCGACCTGAGCATTCACTTTGTCCAGCTTTTCGCGCGTCACCACGTCGTCAAACTTGGCATTCACGCCCTTGATCTGCTCGGCGTGGGTATCCTTGAAGTCCTCGAACGCCTTTTGCAGCGAGGCGAGGATCTGGTTCGGGTTTGCGTCCGCGCGTGCGAACATGATCCCGCGAGCGGGTTGTTTCGATTGGAAGCCCATGGTTTTCCCTTTCAGGCTTTGAGGGTGTTGATAAGCCGCTCGGCAGCGGCAACGTCAAAGCCAGCGCACGGCGTGGCCGTTCCGGCAGCGCTTGGCGTGCCAGCAGCTTCGCGCAAAAGCCGCCGCCGCTCGGAACGCGGCAGACCTGCTTTCGCAAGGGTAGAATCCAGAGCGGCGCGGGCCTTCTTGCCTGCATCCGCTTCGGTATAATCAGGGGCGTCGAACGTCGCATCGGCGAACCCCTTGTCGATGGCGGTCTCGGGCCTGAGCCAAGTCTCCGCTGCCATCATCGACTTGATTTCAGTAAGGTCTCCTCCGGTGCGCGCGGCGTAGATGTCAGCCATGGCTGCGTCGAACTCAGCGAATGTTTCGGCCGCATCGCGCATGTCGTCCTGGTTGCCGACGACGACGCCCCAAGAATTGTGGATCATCAGAAACGACCCGAGGCCCATCTCGATTTTGTCACCGGCCATGGCGATGATCGACGCCGCAGATGCCGCAAGGCCCATCACCTTGACTGTGACCTCTGCAGGGTGTTCGCGCAGCAGGTTGTAGATCGCCAGCCCCTCGAACATGTCGCCGCCCGGGCTGTTGATATTGACCGTCACAGGCTTTTTGCCAATGGCGCGCAGCGCACCGGCCACGCGCTTGGCTGTCATGCCTTCGCCAGTCCACCAGTCCTGCCCAATCACGTCATAAACGCTGATCGTGGCAGTCTCATCCGCCTCTGCTGCCATCGGCTTCCAGCGATCCAAAACGTCAGACCGCGCGTCGCCCTGATAGGCTTTGGGCCGCTCAAAACTTGCGCCCGGGAGTTTAAGCAGGCTCATTGCCGCCTCCAATCTGTTGACCTGCCGCAAGTGGCAGATTGTCGCGCTTTGGCAGATCGAGCGCGTCGCGCACTTCATCTGCGGCCATCCAAGGGGCATGACCGCCAGACCCGAGAGCCTTGGCGAAAAACTCGGACTGTGCGCCCATAGAGCCGCGCAAAAGTGCCCCGGGGTTGAATTTTGCTTGGAAGATTTCAGCCTCGGCGTCGGTCAGAAGATCCCGCTCAATCGCCTGCTGCCACGCCTCAAACCACGGGTTCAGCCCGTATTGCACGAAGAACTGGCCGAGAACGTCGATACCACTGCCCCAGCTCGTGTCATCCATCCCAAGCAGAGGACGCGGAACCCCAAACGCCCGCCCGATTTCCTCGATCTGCATGGCTCGCTGTTCAAGCGCCTGCGCGTCCTTTCCGGTTGTTGCTGCCGTCCCGAGGTCCATGCCCTCTTCAAGGATGATAGAGCGATGCGCATTGGCCGCACCTTCGCGCGCCTCCATCGACGCCTTGAGCCGCTCGAAGGCCTCGGGGCTCAGCTTGCCCGGATACTTGAGAACCTGCCCAACAATCACGCCATTCTCGAACAGCCTTGCCGCTGCGCGTTCGGTCTGGATCGCCAGCGCGATAGCTTCAGCCGCCTGCCGCACTAGCGACAAACCTGTGTAACCGTCGTCAGACATTGGCCCGCGCAGGTGAAAGACCTCCGCCTGCCGTAGCGTGATCGGCCCCGCGTCCTTGCGGGTGATGCGATAGGTCAACTCGCCAGCGGGCGTTTGCGTGACCGTCCAGCGGCTGCGGGCGATTGGCAGCAACGCTGACAGCCGGTTGCCCACCATGACCTTGCGCGCGATGGCGTCACCATCCGACAGAACCCAGCGCTGCATCAGCTGCCGGAACTCGAAAGCAGTCTGCCAGCCGTTTGGCCTGCGATGCAGAACCCTGAACAGCGGGTGATCCTCGGCCTTGGTCTTGTCATCGCGCCGTTGCAGGTGCAGCGGCAGCATGGCAATGCTGTTTGAAATCAGCAGAACTGACCGCAAGACAGCCGTGTTCCGCATTGCCTGTTCCGGCGTGACAGACAGGCCAGCAGCCGTAGAAACTCCACCGCCAGAGCGGATGAACTCAAGAAACCGCGGATCGTCCAGCCCGTCAAAAATGACGGATTCACCCGCCATCGCACGGGGCGTCGCCGTTCCGCCACGGGGCGACCGGCGGAATAAATCAAATAGCCCCATCAGATCACCAAAATTCCGCGTGTTTCATATACCGACGGGCCTTCGCTCGCATCCTGCCACGTCCCGGCCACGCTCATCGCCATTGCCAGCGCAACCATGCCGTCGATCCGCCCACGGCTCTTGCCCTTGACCAGCTTGCGGTTGCCTGCCGGGTCGGTCTGCACCACAGCGTTTGCGGCGCAGGTGTCCAGCACCGGATGCCCGCCATGCGCCAGCGTTTTCGTCAGGATCGCGCTTTCCAAATCGCGCAGGGCCGGGCTCATGCTCTGGAACCCCTGCCCCATCGGTTCGAATATCGCGGCGTCACCGTCCAGTTGCGCGTCGGTGAATCCGGCGCGGGACAGCCACGGCTTGAGGTGCCGCCAGTTCCACCGGTCGAAGGCGATCTTCCGCACGTCGTAGCGCTGCGCCACGGTCCAGAGGTGGGCCGCGACAAACTCGTAATCCACAACCGGACCATCAGGCGCCTGCAGAAACCCCTGCTTGTGCCACACATCGTAGGGCACGCGGTCGGCCTTGGCCTTCTCTCGCAGGCCATTGCCGGGCAGCCAGAACGTCGGGTGGACCTGCCACACGCTCTCGACTGGCGACACCAGCACCAGAGCCGTGAGGTCGTTGACCTCCGACAGGTCAAGGCCGCCGAACACCACCGCCCCATCCTCCAGCGGCAAGGGCTTGCTGGCGCATTCCTGCCAGACCTTGCGACCGATGAATGGTGCCGTCGCCTCGATGCGCTGGTTCAGATAGAGCCAGCGGAAACTGTTCTCGTCGCTCGGCAGGCGCTCGGCCCGTGCCGCCAGATCCTCGATGTCGGCGATGCTGCGAAACTCGCCCATCGCTGGGTTGGCTGCCAACCAGGCATCACGGTCCATCAGGTCACAATCCTGCGGCGCGGCATAGACATGGCTCACCGTGCGCGGATCGCCGCTTGCCTCCGCATCATCCAGCCAGCGCGAAAACATGTCGTTATCGGTCGCGGCCTGCGTTGAAATGGCGATCAGCAGCGGGTCGTCATGCGCGCCCTGTGATGTGGTGATGGCCTCCACGAAATCGTCATGCGGGCCTTTGATCTGGCCCACCTCATCAAGGATCGCCAGCACTGGGGAAAGCCCGTGCGCCGTGCCAGCCTCCGCAGAGATGGCCCGGTATTCGACGTTCATCTGAACGCCGGTAATCATTTTCTGCGACGGCGTGATGTGCGTGCAGGATTTCGCCCGCAGCTCCGGCGAAAGGCCGATCATTTTCTGCGCCAACTTGAACACCAGCGCCGCCTGTTCGCGCGACCGCGCCCCGCTGATGATCTGGCTGTTCTGCCGCGCCTCCGGCCCGACGATATGCGCCAGCAGGAGGCAGGCGATGAGACAACTTTTCCCATTTTTGCGCCCGACGCTTAAGTAGGCTCGTGATGTGCCTGCCGGGTTGTCGTAGATTTCCCTGATAAAACGTTCCTGGAATGGCATAAGCTTAAGCGGTTCGCCAACATGCTTGCCCTCTGGCGTCTTGATGTATTTGGCAATGAAGGCCAAAACCCTTTCGCCTCTCGTCATGCTACCCCGCCAAATTCCACCCCATGTAGGATGAGGCTTTCCCAGCCCTGATTGCATAGACGGCAGCGCTAACCCTTTGAGGTGTTGACCCCAAGGCGTCAGCAATCTGCCGTCTATCCCCAGTCAATACCGATCCGTCGCGTGTCAGCGTTATCGCCTTGGCCCTTGGTCCCGATGTTGTTCCATCGCGCGGGCAATTGAACCGTCGATCATCAACCCCGGACAGACGCCAACCGCATCGCGTCACGCTGCGCTGGTGAACTACACGCCACGCCGACGCATCACTTAACCCTGCGTGATTGCAAAATTCAGACTGCGTTCCCTCGAACGTGCGGCCGTCGCGGTTCACGAACTTGTTCACCTGCCCCTTTTCGCTCCGCTTATGATCGGCGATGCGCGAGGCCAGCAACCAGCCCTTAACGCTGGGGCGCACGCCGCTAGCTACCATCGTCCAAGTCGGTCGAGACATGCCGTGCTTCGCGTGCATGTCGAAGATCGTGGCGCTTTCCCTGTCGCCCGTCCGATAGTTCACCCAGTCAAATATTTCATGGTTGAACAGAGGGTTTTTGTCGGCAGCCCACCGTTCGGAAAGTGCTGGAATTGATAGACGTTTTGCTAGCGCATAGCGTCCCCGGCTTTGCAGCCTTCTCCCCCAATGCCGCTCAGTGATCTGCATCATGCAGAACAAGGCAGCCGACATCTTGCCGCCATATATCTTCGCCAAAAGCAGGTGAGCGAAGAAGTGATCCTCTGGCGTCAACCTGACCAAGTTATCCCGGCCATCGCCGCCGCCAAGCGAGCGCGGGATGATGTGGTGCCTCTCGGTATATCCGGTCAGCGAGTGTTCGATAGACTTGCGGTGCGCGATGAACGCGCTGTATATCCGTTGGTAGTCCAATGCCTGTCACCTCAGGTTGCGGATCAGAGGCCGTGTTGCGTTGGCGCGCTTCACGGTCTCGCTATTTTATCACGCCCTGATTCGAGCGCCAGCACAATCAGTTCGGGCGGGCCAGCAGATCGTCGCCGTCGTCAGCCTCGAACTCGCGAGCCTGATCCCGGCGCTTCGCCACGTCCCGAGCCTCACCGCCTTGCGCGCGCGCGTGGAGCGACAGGCTGCGACGATAGGACAGGATGATTGACGCATTCATCTGGATGACAGTCTTGCGCGGGTTCACGACGGGCGTGCCCTTGTCGCTTTTCATCACCGCGCCCTCAGTCCGCATCAGGCGTTGATCTTTCTCAAGGTCGGCCATCGTCCGCGCCAGCATCGCGGCAAGTTCAAGCTGGTGTGCCGTCCACTCCGACCGGGCGAACTCTGCAAGCACACTGGCGAAGAACGGCAGATCGGATTCATCCAGCGGGACATTTGATGGCGGGCTGATTTGCGCCTGCGCCGCTTGTGCAGCGGCAACCGCGCCCGCTGTGGTGTCGATCCTTGTGCGTCGAGCCATGGTCTACCTATGCGCCCCAAGCATGCCAGGGCGAAAAACTGTGTTAGCGGAATGTGTGACTAAACGCGCCGGTCCGCTGTTGCGCGGCCCCCAGACTTTCGACCACCCCCCCCCGGGGGGTCACCAGACCGGGCGCCCATCGGCGTCGAACTGCACCCGCGCCCTGACCTGCTGGCCCTTGGCCTCGTGGCCCTCCGCCGTCGTCTTGGCCTTGTGGCACTCGTCACAGATCGCCCGCAGGTTCTCCGGGTCGTCGGTGCCGCCCTTGGACTTGGGTTTGATGTGGTCCACCGTGCGCGCTGGCGTGGCCCTGCCATCTGCCAGACATGGCTGGCACAGGTGCATGTCGCGGGCGAGGATGCCGACGCGCAGGCGATCCCATGCGCTGCCATAGCCGCGCTGGTGCCGGGTGCCGGGCCGTCCACCCCATCCGCTACGCTCTGCCATGGGTGCCCGCCTGAATAGTGCCTCGCCGGGGTGCGCATCGCTGAGAGGCGTGGCGAGGATCTGGCGAGGGTGTGAGGAATCGAACCCCAGACGCGCGGGTTTGGAGACCGCCGCTCTACCACTGAGCTACACCGACGCTGAATGCAAAAAGCGCCCGAGGTTTCCCTTGGGCGCAGCTCTCCGATGTTGGGAAGTTGCCAGATCAGCGACGCTCTGTCAACAGCTTGAGCGCAGACACCGCGACAGTGCCACATGCAGTGGGCGCCCCATCCCGCCAGAGCGACGCCTCCCCCATGAACCCATCCAGCGCGCCGCGCAGCGCCCATCGATATTGCGGCGCAGGGAATGCGGCCATCATGCCGGACCATACGTCCCATGCACGGCGGGCGGCCTCATCTCGCTCGTCGCTGGTGCGCAGATCCACGCGCAGGCTCTGGTCTGTCTCCATGCGGTCATGGATCATCGGCGACGCGGCGCCTTTTGGGTCACCCGTGCAGCCGATGATGCGCATCCGGTAATTCCGGTGGGCGGCGCTGATCGCGGCCCATGTCTCGCACAGGTCATCACGCTCCTGCCCGGCCGACAGCGCGAGGATGCAGCGGCCCATGTCGCTCTCGTGCAGCACCGATGCGGCGTCGATCCGGCACCGACGGGCGCGGGCGGCCATGATCGGCGGCGGCCCGTCCTGCACATCGGCGCGACGCCCTTGCCCCATGCGCTGGCCCACGGCTTTCCCGCCCGGCAGGCTGATCTTCGCGGCCTTGCGGCGGCGCTTGCGTTCGGCCTTGCTGGTCATGCCTCGTCCTCGCGTTGATATTCCAACCTTTGCCGGGTCATTCGGCGGCCACGCCCCAGTCCGGGACGTCGCGCTTGTCGGGGATCGAAGGTCCGCCGTTCGGATCTTGCCGCTGGTCATTCCGGGCCTTCCAGACAGCCTTTGCTGCCTCGTGATCGGCCTTGCGCTCAGCCTCCCATGCAAGCGCCGGCTGATCCCCGTAGATCGCCTTCCGAGCCAGAAACGCGCCACTCCGGTAGCGGTCCATGGTGGCGCGATCGACCAGCCCACGGGCGGCAATCTCGCAGGCACCGGAACCCCAGAGCCAGCACTCGCCGACCGCCTCCCCGGCCTGCATCCGGCGCGCTGCGATGCCTGCGGGGCTCATGTCCCGCTCTTCGCCAGACAGGTCTTTGCGCGCCCATTGCGCATCCTTTCGGAGGTTTGAACATACCGCCCCAAGCTCGCCCTTTGTCGGCCAAGCCCTCGTCTTCATTTGGTATTCCACCTGGTCAAGCGCCTTGGCCGCGAAGTCTGCGTAATCGCTTCGGGGGGCGAATTTCAGGATCACGCCAAGCAGGGCTGCAGCCTCATCCTGCTGCGCCCGTTCGTTGTCGCGGATCGACTGCGGCGGGCTGTATCGCTCAAGCCAGCGGCTGAAAAGCCCGGAGATTTCCGCGGTGCGAAAGTCGGTCATTGGCGAAGGCTCCCATCGGGGTTGAAATCATCAGGGTTCAGGTTCCAGAGCTTGCGCGGCGGCGAGGCACGGGCCGAAGACGATGGCTGCAGCTTGGGTGGCGGAAAGTCTCTGGATGCCGCGAATTCATCCAGCGCTGGCAGGAAGAACCGCAGGGATGAGGGCGGCCCAGCCTTTGGGCCGGAATTCCTGACCGCCATCACCTCTGCGATGATCTGCAGGACCTGCGCCTCATCAATGCCCCTGACTGCCATTCTCGCTGATAGCTCTGCCATTTCGTCGGATCGGCCAATCCTGCCACCTCCCCGACCAGTCATCCCGGAAACTGGATCAACACCGCAGGCCAGCAGAATGCGTTCACGGAAAGTCATGTCCGGCTGCAAATTGGCAGCACACGCGCCAGCATCAGCAGCAATCTCTTTCTTAGGCTCTGGTATAGGCTCAGGCTCAGGCTCAGGCTCTGGGTTTCGATAGGCTTTCGATAGGCTATCGTTTTGCGGCCCAAGATCGGCAATATTCACATACTTCGCGCCGCGCAAATCCTCGATAAGCCGTTGTTTTTCCTCGCAATCAGGCAATGACATAGCGACCTTGACGGCGCCAGCGGCGTGCTTCGGGTTGGTGAAGGGGTCATGCCGGATGAAATCGACGATCCTGACCAGCATTTCGTCCCTATCGAAACCCACTAGAAAGGCTTTCGATAGGCTATCCATAGCCTTTCTATAGCGCTCAGAATCCCACCCCAAATCCGCCAGCGCATATCCTTCGGGCAGCGGAAAACACCCGATGAGGTTGCTGTGCGGGCACGAGTGCAGGTAGAGGTAGAGGTATCTTGCGTCGTCAGAATCGAGCCTGGAAAACTTCCGGCTGCGCCAGATCACGGTGTAGATTTTGGCGTAATCGCGCATCAGTGCATCCCCGCCTTGTTCGACGGGCTGACCCGCAATTCCGTGGGTCGCTCAGACTGGCAGTCCAGCGCGTTGGCGTCGTATAGCGCCATGATCCTCGAGACCATCTTGGAGCACGCCGCAGATTGCTTATCGGTGAGCCCGCCACTCTTGATGGCCCACATCAGGCAGGACGCCGCAAATTGGCGCTGCGGATCTTCCTTGTTCATGACGAATACCGTCCATCTGAGCAGGTCATCCCACAGGCTGGAGGTCGGCGGCGACGGCACGTCATGCGGCATTGGATATTGGTTTTTATCAGACATTTTCGCACCTTGTGATTTCGCTTCGCGCCCTCGCCCAATGCCGCGCCACGCCCTGCCCGACGCTGCTGTGATCCCAGCCACCTACCTTGGCGATGGCAGTGAAGGTGAACCCGGCCTGCCGCGCCACAGCCCAGGCCTCGGACCGTGCTGCGACCACATGCGCGTGACGATCACGCACGAGGATGTCAGCCTCGGACATGCCGTGCTTGGCCGCTGTGGCGGCGATGATGGATCGGATGCGGGCGCGGGGTGATTGTGCCATGGCTTGCCTCAGGCCGCGTCGCCATCCAGAAAATCGAACAGGCTTGGCGTCGAAACATCCGCCTCGGCTGCGGCGCAGTATTTCGCCCCGTCAAGGAAATACCCCTTGTTCAATTCGCAGCCCATTCCGAAGCGGCCGAGTTTTACCGCGCGGAACGGCACAGTCATCAAGCCGCCGAACGGATCAAAAACCACCTCGCCAGGCTCCGTGAATTGCTGGATGGCGCGATCCACAATGTCGAACTGCAGCGGGCAGAGGTGCATTTCCTGCCCCTTCCGCGCCTGCTCTGCATTGATCGTCCGCATCCGCGCAACATCCGTCCAGACGTCTGGATGAATAGAGTGAGGCGGCAAGAGCATGAATGTCGGCGGCAGCCTGCCATTCATTTCGAGGTGCTCACCGATTTTAACGTGGTGCTCGAATTCATATACAGCGTTCAGGTTGAAATCCTTCCAGACCTTGTAGACCTGATCTGCCTCAAGCCCATCCAGATCGAGAGGCCGCAGGCAGCGGTCTCCGCTTGATCTGGTGTATCCGTGGGCGTCGATCTGCCAGCGGGCACGGGAATATCCGGCCTCGTTATCCCAGATCTTCGACTCGCCATCCCAATGCTTCTTGGACTTAGCCACCGGCCGATCAGCATAACCATTGCTGCGATCTGTTGGCGGCTTGCGGAACAGCAGCAGGTATTCCGGCACGCCGCAGCCCATGCGCGTGCCGTCTTTGCATTGCTCCGTCCAGCCCAGACGGTAGGTCTGATTGTTTTCCCGCACCACATCCGTGGTGATCGTCTTCATCCCGAGATAGGCAAATCCGTGCCGCTTGAACTCCGCAATGCAGTCGCAATGCAGCGTCGAAAGCGTCTGGAAGCCGAACCCATTGATCCCGCCGGGAATGATCCGATCCTTTACATGGATCGCTGCAATCCGCCCAGGCTCAAGAACCCGCAGCAGGTTCGGAATAAGAAACCCCATCTGCTCCCAAAAATGCGGGTCATCGTCGGTATGGCCGAAGTCCGCATAATTCGGGCTGTACTCATATTGTGTGCTGAACGGAATTGAGGTGACGATCAGCTGCACGGAGTTTTCATCCATGCGCGCCGTTTCCTTCACGCAGTCCTCGTGCATGATCCGGTAATTTCGGCCCGTGATTTCCACCCGCTCAACGCCCATGGCGCGAACCAGGTGCTGCTGCATTGCAATCTCGGAAAGGCCATATTCTCGGATGATCTGAACCATTTTCTCTACCATCTGATTGTGCGCAGCCCACTTGCGCTCCAAGGCCTTGCGAACCTCGCGCTCGGCTTCGGTGTAGATCAGGTCGACACGCACCAGATCCGCCAGCTGACCAAAGCGCCGGAGCCTATGAACCGCCTGAATGAAGTCGTTGAACTTGAAGCCGATCCCGAGGAACACGGCCCAGCTGCAATGCGCCTGAAGGTTGGTGCCAGACCCCAACATCACCGGCTTGGCGCCAAGCTCGGAAATATGCCCGTCGGCAAAACCGGCAATCACATCCTCGCGGGCATCAAGATCCTGCGCGCCGTAGACCGTGGCAACGCCCGGAACCGCGCGTTCGATGGCCGCTCGCTCGCTTTCCAGATCGTGCCAGATGATCCTGTGCGCAGCCGGATCTTCTGCCCTGATCTGCATGAGCCGGTCGATCCGCGCAGGCAGGCTGTCGCGCTTTTCGCGCGCCGCGCCCGACAGGTCCACCGTGGCATCCCTGAACATGCGCGCCTGGCCGCTCTTCTCGTGGCCCGCGCCCGAAAGGTGATCGACCGGCAACTCATGCCACCGCACATCCAGTGGCGGCAGGTCATAGCCATCATCCGAGAAGGCAGGGTCCAGATCGGAGGGGCGCGTGACAAACAGCGCCCACGACGCGACCCAAAGCCAGAACTCCTGCTCCTTGTGCTGCATCAGGGTCAGGTTGTCGGCCTTCTCGCTGTTACGCTTGAAGAACCGGGTCTTTGCCTGCCCGATATCCATCACATCGAGGAACCCGGCATAGCTCAGAAGCTCGATGTAATCGTTCGGGCTGGGGGTGGCGGTGGCGACGAAACGATACGGCACGTTCATGAACGTGCGAATGAATGTGCGGAAGGTCTTGGTGCCGCCCATGCCGCGCAGAACGGCCGCTTCATCCAGCGTCACGGCCTGGAAATGATCCGGCTTCAGCTTTCCATCGCGGACCGTCTCGTAATTCGTCAGATAGACCGCAGGCCCATCGACCTCTGCATCCGACTTGATGAATCGCAGATCAATCGCGAACTCTCCGTGAAACCGCCGCGCTGCCTCTGCAATGAACTCGCGCCTGACGCCAAGGGGTGCCACGATCAGCACCGGGGCGTTCAGGCGCCGCCAGAGCACCCGCATCGTTTCCAGCTGCGTGGCCGTCTTGTGCAGGCCGAAGCTGGCAAACCATGCCCGCCGACCACCGGACAGGCCCCAAGCAACCATGCGCCGCGTGTGCGGCTTAAGCGCCGGGTTCAGATCCGCCTCTGGAACATCAATGCCGCCAAACCGGGGAGCAATTGCGGCCTTGGATGCCAGGAAGTCATCATAGGAATGAAAGCTCAATCACACCTCCCGAATGGTAAGGCCCTGCGCAGCCAAGATGGCCCGCTTGAGCTTGTATTCCGGGGTCTGAAAGCCCTTGGCGTCCTCGATCACCTCGCCACCCGTGCGGCGATCCAGATAGACGAAGTCGGCGACATAATGCGCAGGCCGCCCGGTCGGTGTCAGGATCGGTCCATCGCGGCCCTTGAGCTGGATCTTTACCTGGCGCCGCAGGTCGGAAATCTCGCCGCCACGGGCCAACAGTTCCAGCTCTGCAAAACGCCGCGCCTCACGCCTGCTGTCGAAAGACTGGTCGCCGATCTGCGCCCGCTTTGCGCCGTATTTGTGGGGCTTGACCGTCATGCCATCCCCAGCGCACTGAGATACATGTCAAGAACGGCCTGTTCTTCCGCCACGTCATCGGGCTTGCGCTTGCGCAGCGCGACGACCTTCTTCAGCACCTTCGTGTCGTAGCCCCGGCCCTTGGCCTCAGCCATCAGCTCCTTCTGCTGTTCGGCGACGTCTTTCTTCTCGGCCTCCAGCTGTTCGTAGCGTTCAATGAACTGGCGCAGCTCGTCGGCATGGACAGCATAGGCTCCAGCCTCAACCTCACGGTCCTCGTCGGTATTCTTCATGGGGATGCGATCAAGCACGCGGGCCTCTCCTGAGAATTTCGTGGGTTACGCCCCGCAGCCGCGCCTCACAGATCGAGGCGTCCTTGCTGCGACGCAGGTGTTTCAGTCGCCGGGCCTCTGTCAGCAGAGCCAAGCGTTGTGCGGCCAAGATGGCCGTCTCTCCGTCGCTCAGCCTCGCCCCTGTGCTCCCGGCAGGCCCAGAGCACGCCCCGTTTGCCCTCCGGCAGCTCCGACAGCAGACCGGGCAGCCGGAAGCCGAAGGATGCGCTGGAGCCGCAGAGGAAGCAGGCGTGGCCATGGGTCATGTGTCCTGGCCATCGGCGCGGCTCAGCCAGTAGCCGCCGCCAGCTTTGTTGCTTGTGATCTGCCAGCCATGCTCGGCCATGCGCTTGCGAAAGGCGCTGATCGTGTTGGCGACGATGTTCCGCGCCGTGACCGCCTTCTTGTCGGCATAGATCGCCGCGCCGATTTCGGCCCCGGATATGCCGGGGCGGCTATGGATGGTGACGATGATCTGCGCCATTCTGGGCGAGACCTCGGAGCAGACCGGCGCGATTTCTGCCGGTGCTGCCGGGGCAATCAGGTTCTTTGATGCCGCCATGGCTGCACGCTTCAGCTTGATACCGTGACGACTGGCAAGGTCGTAAACCCGGCGCCGGTCAATGCCCATCTGCAGCGCGATATCCGCGGCACTCATGCCTTGGTCGGAAAGGCCCTGCAGGCGTTCCTTGATCGGGTCATGCTGGCTGACGATCCCGGCATTCTCGTTTGCCTTGGCGGCCTGCACGCGGCGGATGCGTTCGCTGTTCCGCCATGTGGCATCACGCATTGCCATCCAGCTATCCAGTTTCCCCGCCGCATCCGGCAGGCCGGAAACCCCGCGCGGGATGATCTGCACCGGGCCGGTCACGCGCACGCCATAGCGCGCAGCAACATCCGCAGCCACACGGTCGGCATAGGATTGCAGGCGACCCGACGCCGCAAGCGCCGGGCCACCCTCCACGCGCTGCGGGGAGGAGGTAGAGGCGCGCGGAATGGAAATTGCTGCCGGGGCCACACGGGCACCCTGCCCCGGCTCAGGGCCAACGCGGGGAAAGTCCGCTGCCCGGTGGTTGGTTGTGCTGCTCATGCCCCACCCTCCGCAACCCGCGCAGCAGATGCGGGTTTTTTCGTTGGGGATGGTTGCGCGGGGGCAGAGGCGGGGCCATGTCCTCCACTGAGGACGCCATCACGATAGGACCGCATGAATGCACGGACTTTTTCCGCAGTCTCTGGCCAGACCCGCCTGCGCTCACGCAGACGCGGGACCAGCTCGGAATTTCCACTGGCGCGCTTCCCGAAATAGCTGGCGCCCATTTGGGTCTCAGCGAGAAACGCCTCGATGTCTTCAAGGAGATTTTCTGAGGTTTGCTGCATGACGCCCACAATATCCTCTTTAGCGGACACCGCAAGCGCTTTCTATCGAGGACGTGCACCCATCACCGCTTTCGCGGATAATCCCGCCATGAGCGATGAAGCATGGCGTGAAAGGCTGCGCGCCGGATTGGCAGCCAGCGGGAAAAGTATGAGGGCTGTATCCCTGGCAACTGGGAACGGTCAGGGATACGTTTCATCCATCCTGACCGAGGGCAAAGACCCCACGATAGAAAATCTTATGGCGGTCTGCGACGCTATTCCGGTCAGCTTGGCTTATGTGCTTTACGGCTTCGACATTACGCCAGAGGATGCCGATCTTCTTGCTGCGATGAAGGAAAGTCCCGAGACTCGGGATGCCGTCCTGACCCTCCTGCGATCTCGCGCGAAGCCGATGCAACCATAGCCTTTTCTTTGGCGCTCATCTCCTTAAGCGCTGCAACAAAATCACTTAAATTCATTGCCATCTCCCCAGATCGCCAAAAGAACGTAACAGGAACATTGACCAGATCAAGCAGGGAATCTGCTGGCCATCTGAAATCCTGTGGACAAGCCGAAGCCGGTCTGCGCGCCGGAGGCTCGACTCAGCCCCCGGCGCCACCCCATCATCAGGTCACCACAACCGCAGATGATGGAGATTCGAATTGACCGATTACCCGACCGTCTCAATTCAGGGATGCAGCTACCGCGTGAACTGCGGCATCTGCAATGCGCCGGTAACCTTCCGGGCTGAACTCGATCCTGACAGCAAGGATGTCGGTTGCGCCTCTTGCGGGAACTGGGACAGCCCGGATCAGGTGGCCGCCATCGCGTTCGAGCACGCCAAAGACGAGGCCCAGCTGGCTGTCAACAGACTCGCTCGGGATGCCGCGCGCAAAAGCAAATTCATGACATTCAAGGGCAAGACGGTGAATGATAAGACCTACCGCTTCCGCGTCGGCGATATCCAGGGCTGACACCCAGGCATCCCGATCTGCCCCCGGCCCCGCCTCTGGCGGGGCTTTTTCACGCCCATCCTGCATCATGACAACGGAATACCCAGCTCGCCCAGCTTGCGCATCGCATAGCCCTCGGCCACCCGAAGTAGCATCTGCAGGCTGGCGCCACCCAGCATCCGCGCCCCGGCCTTGGTCGCCTCCCAGGCATCGTTCTGCCGGGTCAGTGCCAGAAAATCATGACCGGCATTGGTGATCCTGAACACCCCACCATTTCGCCCGCTTTCGGCCAGAAACCCGGCGTCCACCAGCAGACGCAGGTGGTAATACCGGATGCGCTCACCCTGATCCGAACCAGAGTGCAGCGCGCAGACATACAGCGGGTCGTCATGCGCCTCGATCTCCAGCAGGATCTGGCGCGCAAGATCGTCGTCTCGTTTCATGGCAATGCCCCAACCTAACATTGCCATGACGCTATCGGTCGCCACGCTATCCGGGCAACGATTCCATGGCTGCAGTTCCGGTCGGACGACCCCATCATCCTGCATAGCGCACCTCCAGCGGCACCGCGCCGCATCCGTGATTCTGGCACGCCCAGTATAGATCCGCAAATTTATATCCTCTATAGCGAACATTCCTGTTGACTGTCCTCTTTTGAGGATACATGTTGTTCCCATCAGCAGCGCCGAAACTCATTGAGCCGAGGGCCTGCGCCAACCAGTGAGGAACCAGCCATGAACACCCCGCTTCCCGCCTCTTTCCCCGCCCATGGTGGGGTCATCACCGGCTCGATCCTGACGCCGGAAGAAATCGCGAAAATGGATCAGCGCATCGTCTGGAACCGCATCGTGCGGCCCATGAAGATCACGCTGTCCCAGCCCCCCGCCTTCATCGGCCACAACCGCACCGTCCTGCCGCGCGGCCCGTTCGATCTGCCGGTGAAGCGTGACGGCGATGCGGATGCCGTGACGCATCGGGTGGCGTGATGACCGCCCTGACCGACGCTCTGGCACTGCCGCACTTCCACTGCATCGCTGACTTTTCGGCCATCGCCCATGATGGCGTGATCGCGGCTGGCAAGGATCTGCGGCTGAACTTCGATGATGCCTGCGACGACCTGATGGAATTCGACCGCGACGGCCAGGAGGCCCGGGTTTTCCGCATCGAGTTTGCCGCGGGCAAGGTCTGCGATGTGACCGAAGACGCCCGCGCCGCGATTTCCCGCTGGCGCTATCAGCGCGGCATTGCCGCCGAATAACTCGCCGCCGGGTGGGTCTCCCTGCGCCCGGCCACCTTCCCCGCGTCTGTGCAGCCACCACTCCGGGCGCGGGGCTTTTCTTCACACCTTGAACCCGAGGAATGACCCATGCTCACGCCTCTCGAAGCTGAACAACACGCCGCAATGCGCGCTGTTGCCGCGCTGATGGAAGACGAAGAACTGCGCCTGCGCCGCGCCGTCATGCAGCTGATCCGTGGCCCGATGGCCAAGGCGTCTCTGGTGGCCAATGCCCGCAAAGTCACGGAGCTGCGCCATGCCCGCTGACAGCTGGAACGGGATCCGCATCCTGACGGAATGCACCGAAGGCGACGATGAAGATAGCTGGGAGGCATGGCTGGAGGATGACGCAGGCGGCTTCCTTGGCGAGGGATCGACCGAGATCGGCGCGGTTGCCGACCTGATCGACCAGCTGAACGCCGATGCGGTGGATGCCTTCGCAATGGCAGAGATGGCCGCAGATGACCGGGCGCATGCGCGCGCCGAGCGGAGGGCGGGCCTGTGACCGCACTCACCATCGACACCTATCCCGTCACGACGATCGACATCATCGACGCGCGCAACACGCTGCAGGATGACCGCTCCACCGATGACGAGCGCCTGAATGCCTGCGCGATCCTGGCCCAATCGCCGGATTGCGAGGACCGCATCGCCGCGCGGGAGACGCGCAATGCCATCTGGTCCACGCCCGCATCCGAGCTGGCCGCCGAGGCGCGCCAGATCAGGGCCGACATCCGGCAGATCGACGCGCTGGACGCGGTCTGTTTCCACAGCCCGTGGTCCGACGCCAATGAGCCGGCAGTCCGGCGCGAGGGAGTCGAGGATGCCGTGAAAGCGTTCGGTCGGCTGGTGATGTTCGCGGTGATCGCTGCCGGGATTGCGATGATGGCTGTGATGGCTGCCGAGGTCAGCGACTGGCTTCGCGACGGGATGCCCCAGCCGGGCGCGCCGATGATTTATCTGGAGGATGTGGAATGAACGACATGACCCCGGCGCCGGGAACTGCGCTGACGATCCCCGAACCCACCCAGCTTGCCACGATCTTCCGCGCCGAAAACGGGCTTGACCCCATCATCGCGCGCATCGAGGCAGAGGCTCGCACCCATGTCCCCGACACCAGCACCAAGAAGGGCCGCGATGCCATTGCCTCGCTTGCGCACAAGGTGGCGCGGTCCAAGACGATGCTGGATGATGCTGGGAAGCAGCTCAACGAGGAAGACCGCAAGCGGATCGCCATTGTCGATGCTGCCCGTCGATCGGTTCGCGACCGGCTGGATGCGCTGAAAGCCGAAGTGCGTCGCCCGCTGGATGAGTGGGAGGCGGCTGAAACCGCCCGTGTCAACCGCCTGCGCGCCAGGATGCGGGAACTCGATGCAGGGTGCGCTGACCACCTCTGCCGCAGCGAGCAGATCGCCAATGTTCTGGCAGAAATCGAAGCAACCGAGATCGGCGAAGACTGGCAGGAAATGCAGGGTGAAGCGGCGATCCTGAAGGATCGTGCCGTAACAGAGCTGCGGCGCAATCTGGAAATCGCGCGCAAGCGTGAAGCTGATGCCGAAGAGCTGGAGCGCCTGCGCGCCGAACAGGCAAAGCGCGACGAAGAGGCGCGCATCCATCGTGAAGCCGAAGAGGCAGCCGCCAAGCTGGCGGAACGGGTATCCAATGCCCGCGCATACATCGAAACGGTCGGCACCGGGTTTATCGGCGGCCAGCCGCAACCCTACGGCATTCTGATCTACGAGCTGCAGCAGAAGATCCCGTCGCTGATTGACCAGCTGGGGGAACATGCAGCGGAACTGCACGGGCTGCGTCTGCAGGTTCTTGAGCGTCTGATTGAAGACCAAAAGGCAGATGCTGCGGCGAAGGCCGCCCGCGAAGCTGATGCGATCCGCGAGGCTGCGGAGCGGGCCGCCAAAGAGGCTGAACAGCGCGCGGCGCAAGAAG